GGCCGCACCTTCCAGGGGCCGGTGAAGGTGGTCACCAAGTGGATTCCCAAAGAGATGTCATCCTGCCCTATCGGTGCGGATGAAAATGCTAAAGCACGGGCGGCCACGGCACAGCCCGAAAAACAAGCAAAGGAGAACGTAAACATGAGTACAGAAACTCAGAACCGTGGCCTCTCCGCAGAGACCACACAACCACAGACCCCGGCTGTTGATTTGGCAGCAGTACGGGCAGAAGCAGTAAAGGCAGAGTATGAGCGGATTAGCGAGATTGACGCAATGTGCAGCCGCGCTGATGTGCCTGCTGACAAAAAGGCAGAGCTGATCAAGCCGGGTGTTACCGTTGATGCAGCCCGTGCCGCTGTTATGGAGATCATCCTTGATCGTTCAGCAGCACAGAACCCCGGTCACCGTACCACCGGACAGACCGACCAACTGCGTGCAGAGCAGACCCGCTTTGAAATGGGCGCTGATGAGCGCGACAAGTTCCGCTCTGCTGCTGAAGACGGCCTGCTGATCCGTTGCGGCAAAGCGCCTGAAAAGGTTGCTGATGGAGCCCGTGACTTTGCCGGGTTCAGTCTGCGCGAGCTTGCCCGTGAATCCCTGCGGATGTCCGGTCAATCACAGGGCGGTGATGTTATGGCTATGGTAGGCCGTGCGCTTACCACCTCTGACTTCCCGCTGATCCTGGCCAACATTGCCAACAAGAGCCTGTTTGCAGGCTATGACGCAGCCAGTGAGACCTGGGGCAAGTGGTGCGGCACTGGATCGGTCAACGACTTCAAAACCAACACCATTGTACGTGCTGGCGAAATGGCTGACCTTGACCAAATCCGTGAGGATGATGAGTACAAATACGGCAGCCGCTCTGAAGCTCAAGAGCAGTTCGCCATTGCCACCTACGGCAAGCTGTTCAACATCAGCCGTCAGGCAATCATCAATGATGACCTGGGCGCTCTGACCGATATTCCGGCAGCCCACGGTGAGGCAGCAGGCCGCAAGATCGGCGATATTGCCTATGCCGTGCTTACCGCCAACAGTGCAATGGGTGACGGAACCGCTCTGTTCCATGCCAACCATACCAACCTGGGCACTGCCGGCGTAATCGGCACTACCACCATGGCTGAAGCGGTCAAGCTGATGGCACTGCAAAAGGATATCGGCGGCAAGCGTCGCTTAAACATTGCCCCTAAATATCTGATCACCAGCCCCGCGCTGGCACAGGCTGCCCAAACCTTCTTTGGTTCCAGCATGATCGGTACTCAGGCCAACCCCAATCAGGTCAACATCTATGCCGGACTGGTTGAGCTGGTGTTTGAACCCCGCCTGTTTGATGACTCTGCTACTGCCTGGTATCTGGCCGGCAACAAAGGCAAGACCGTAAACGTCTACTTCCTGAATGGCAACCAGACCCCGTACATGGAAACCCGTCAAGGCTGGAGCGTGGACGGCGTTGAGTACAAGGTGCGGATTGATGCAGGCGCCAAGGCTGTTGACTGGAAGAGCCTGTTCAAGAACGCCGGGGCTTAACCACAACTAACCGGGGAGGTGTAACAGCCTCCCCCTTAACCAATTTTAAGGAGAAAGATCATGACTAACATGGTTCAGAACGGAAACAGAATCACCTACACCAACGCTACCGGCAGCGACATTGCTTCAGGGGCACCTGTTGTCATCGGCTCCACCATCGGCGTTGCCTGCGTGGATATCGCCAACGGAGCAACCGGCGCTGTAGCCATTGAGGGGGTATTCACCCTGCCCAAAACCGCAGGATCAAGCGGCCATGCCATTGCACAGGGCGACATCATGCTGTTTGACATCAGCGAGGGCGAGTTTGACGTCAAGACCGCCACCGATGCAGCCGGTGACATTCTGGGCGGCGCGATCGCCGTAACTGCAGCTGCCACCACCGCAACCACGGTTGACGTTAAGCTGTGTAGCCCTGGCACTATTCAGACCGGAACCTAAGCCATGAATGAGCTGGTTTCGTATATCACGGAACTTTTGCCGGTTGAGCGCGTTACCGGCGGCGTGATGGTCATCGACAGCAACCATGCCCAAATCCACGCCGGTAACGCATTCAGCCTGGGAGAGGTGTTTACGATTGCGGCAGGGGCTACCGTTGACGTGACCGTGCAGGTGCCTGCCGGTGCGTATGTGCATTACCAGGCAACCGACCTGTCAACCGACGGCGGAAACACGGTAACGGCCATCCTGTACGAAGGTGCAACCGTAACCGCAGCAACCGGCACGGCTATAACTCCGGTCAACCGTCGCAGGCTGGATACGCCGGACACATCCTTGCTCGCCATCAAGCAAGGTGCCACCGTTACCGCCACCGGCAGCAGGATCGACCAGTGGTATTTCCCAAAAGCTGCAGACAAGGGGGTCATGGTCAGCATCAGCAAGAGCGACACAAACGAGTGGGTGTTGAAGCAGGACACGACCTACCTGCTCAGGATCAGCAACACCGGTGCAACCACCAGTGCAGTCGTGAGCATGCGGCCCTTCTGGTACGAAGAGGCGGCAGCCTAAATGCAATTTTCAGCCGCTGACATAACCGCCATGATCGGCGCCATGGGTCAGACTGTGACCATCGGCACCGTCAGTAAAACCGGCGTATTTTCCACCGGCCCGCGTGAGGTGGTCCGCAACGATGCGCGGGTCTGGACCGACCAGCCGACACTGCTGCTGTCAGAAGCTGACGCAGCAACGGTAACACGCAACAGCACCATCATCACCATCGGCAGCGTTACGTATCAGGCGTATGAAAAAACACCGGACGGATCAGGCTTTGTCGAGCTTGATCTTACGAGGGACTACTGATGCCTGCAACCCGTCCGGTCATACTGGCAGCACTGCAGACCCTGCTGAAAAGCGGCGTTACTGCAGTATCCAACCGGGTCTATCTGCCCTGGGACAATCCGGCTGATATTGAAGACGCCCCCATGCTGCAGATAGCGGTTGAGGATGGCGGCGTTGATCCAGACGTGATCATTGGCCAGTGGGAGCATACCATCAACATCAGGATAGCTGCTGTTGTCGCTGGCAAGTTCAATTACCAGACCACCTGGGACATTCTGAACGCAGCAGCAGCGGCAATCAACGCCAACCCAACCTTAACCGGACAGGTCAACCGAATAGAGATAACCGGAGCCGGTGACAGCGTAACCATTGCCGGTGACAAAATACTCTGGCCGCACCTGACCGGCGTTATCACCTACAGAACCAGCAAGGGGGCATTATGACCATCATCTACACCGGCACCCCGCCCAACATCAAAGTCAACGGCATTCCGTTCCACACCGGTCAACCGGTAGAGGTGCCGGACATGGTGGCGGAGCTGCTGCTGAAAAAACCGTGCTTTACCACCGCTGTAGAACCGTCTTTTGATGGCGGGCCTATGACTGACCCTTACCCCAAACGTAAAAACAAGTCTGATAAAGGAGAATAACCATGGCTCAAGTAACCGGCAGCAACTGTAAACTGATTGTTGACCAAGAAACCACCTTCGGTACCACCCCGGCATCCCCGGCAGCAGTGCTGGTACCGTTCAAGGATGAAGGTTTTCAGGCATCAACCGAAACCATCACCAGCGACATCATCACCGGAGACCGCAACCAGCGTTCGCCCATGTACGGCAATACCAGCGTCAAGGGATCGTTCAGCACTGAACTGTCAGCCTACATGGGGCTGTACCTCAAGCACCTGCTTGGTAGTGTCACCACCACCGGTACCGGCCCCAGTTACACCCATGTTTTCAAAGTCGGCGCTTTGCCCGTCAGCCTCTGCTTTGAAAAGCAATTTCCCGATCTGACACAGTTCTTCCTCTACAACGGCTGCCGGATCAGCAAGGGCAGCTTTGACTTCAAGCCTGCCGGTCCTGTTGCCACCTCCTTTGATTTGGTAGGTCGCAAGCGCACCATCAGCGGCACCAGCTTTGACGCAACACCGACTGATTTGGGTCATATAGCGTTTGAGGGATTCAGCGCCGAACTGCTTGAGGGTGGGACAAAAATCGCCATTGTTACCGGCACCAAGTTTGATATCGACAATGATATCCAGTCTGACCTCTACACCATTGGCGGCGGCGGACTGGTTCACTCCCTGCCGGAAGGCAAGAACAAGACCAGCGGCAACCTGACCGCCATCTTTGACAGCATGGATCTGTTGAATAAGGCCATTGCACGGCAAACCACCAGTCTGAAGCTTACCCTTTCGCTGGGTACCGGTGCCGGTACGTCCGGTAATGAGTCGATCGAGTTCCTGATCCCTGAACTGAAACTGCAGGAGACTGACCCGATCATCAAGGACAGCAAAGGGATCATGCTCGATCTGCCGTTCTCTGCTTTCTACAACGCCAGCACCGAGGCCAGCAGCATCCAGATCACCCTGAAGAACACCCAGGCTTCAATTTAACTTCGGCTTCGCTCAGTTACCGGTTGGTTGGCGGGGCCTCTTACCTCCTTTCAGAGGTCGGGGGCCTCGCGAACCCACTTACCGCCTTTTTTAATTCAATGACCAACAACGAATTTATGGCCGAACTTGAGGCCATACCATTACCGAAAGGAACCTCTGCAATGAATCTCTACAAAACCTTCAAAGCCAATGACGATCTTGAAAAGCAGGGTATCGAGCTGCAGCTGGGGGATGATGTCTCTATCCGGCTGGCCCGTGCCGGTGGCAGCAACCAGAAATTCGGCAAGCTGTTAGGGGATCGTCTGAAGCCCTACCGCAGACAGATTGACAACGGCACCATGGATGATGCCGTGGCAGCCAAGATCATGGCCGAGGTGTACGCCGATTGCGTGGTGCTTGGCTGGCAGGGTGTTGCAGATGAGCACGGCAACCCCCTGGCCTTTACCCGCGACAACTGCGTAAAACTGTTTACTGATCTGCCGGAGCTGTTCCGTGTGGTGCAGGAAGAAGCCGGACGCCTGGCCAACTTCCGCGCCCAAGACAGAGAGGAAGACGCAAAAAACTAACCGGCTACCTGCGGCACGGCCTGCAATGGTCAGACCGCAGGGAGCAGCTGGAGCAGTTCAGGGCTGCAACGGGAGACTATCCGGATGATTATCTGGCAGTGGAACCGCTGCAGCCCTGGAACCAGCCAATCTACCAGGCGTTTAACGCCCTCTCAGGATCCCGTCAGTGGACCATGGGAGGGGCAGCAGCCATACCGTTCAGTGAGATTATCGCATACCTGCATTGGCAGGGGATCACTGGCGAAGATGCCGCAGATTGGCTGCACCTGATCAGAGAGCTGGACGGGGCGTACCTGGAAGAAGTGAACCGGAAAAAGGATTGAGTGATGGCCGACAATACCGTGCAAATCAAAATAACCGGCGATGCCAGCGGATTCGCTCCGGCCAGCAAAACAGTCAAGCGTGATCTGGATAGCATCGGCACATCAACGGTATCGGTGCGCGGCGCTGTCGAGCAACTGAAAGGCGCACTGGCCGGACTGGCCGGTGCTGCCGCACTTACCGCCCTGGTCAAATCCTCTCTTGATGCCGCCCTACAGATGGAGCGGCTGCAAAAGATGATGACCGCCGCAACCGGCAGCGCCGCCCTGGCCGCCAAAGAGCTGGAGTATGTGCGCTCAACCGCCACCAGACTGGGGCTTGATCTGGCAACCACCGCAGACAGCTACGGCAAATTTCTGGCCGCCATCAGAGGCACCACCCTGGAAGGTGAACGGGGCCGCAAGGTCTTTGAATCGGTATCAGGGGCTGCATCGGCTCTGGGGCTTTCTGCTGCCGATACATCAGGCGTATTCAATGCACTGCAACAGATGATGAGTAAAGGCAAGGTGCAGGCCGAAGAACTGCGCGGGCAACTGGGCGAGCGCCTGCCCGGTGCCTTTAAGCTGGCGGCCGATGCCATGGGTATGACCACTGCCGAACTGGACAAGGCCCTGCAAAGCGGAAAGGTAATGGCAGAGGACCTGTTGCCCAAGCTGGCCGATCAGTTAGATAAGAAATTTGGCGGTGCTGCGTTATCAGCACAGAATCAGCTGAATCTGATGAATAATGCGATCTTTGAAGCCAAGGCTGCGCTTGGTGCCGCCTTAATCCCGGCGTTTACCGATGCCGTCAAGGCTATGGCTCCAGCCATCAACATGATGAAAGAGTTTGTTGGCGGCCTGCAGATCATCGCCATAAAAGCCGCCCACGCCTGGGACAACATGACCGGCAACTACAGCATGGATGAAAAGCGCCGGACCATGCAGGCCCGTGAAGAAGCCATAGCCGACCTGATGAAGCGCTACACCCCGCAGGCCGCTGACTACTCCGCAGCAGAGGCGGCAAAGCAGGCTCTTAACATTCGTCAGGCTTTGGCTGGTGGAGACAAGCCCAAAAGCACCACCAAAGACACCCTTGCTGCAGAGCTGCGCGCCCACGAAAAGTACCTTGATGATCTGCGCCGCGCCCAGGGTGAATACCATAAATACAAGCTGGCCCTGCTTGATGCAGAGGTAGCCGCAAACGACAACGCCCGTGCCCTGGAACTGGCAAAGCTGGACAGCCTGCGCGGTCAGGATTTGATCAGCGAGGCCGCTTATCTGGCACAGAAAAACGGCATCAATAACAGCGCGGCCGATGAAAAGGTAAACTACCTCAAGCGCAAACTCTCGGAAGCCATAGATGTAGAGCGCAACGCCCTGCTGGAACTGAATGCCGACATGACCGGCACAACTGCCCAAGTATCTGAATACCACCGGTCTATTATTGATCAGGTCAACATCCGCAAACAGCTTGAAAAAGCGACCAACGAGCAGGCCATCACCGGCGTCAGGGGCCAGCTGGCCATCCAGCAGCAGATCACCTCTGAGGTTGAAAAACTGAAAGACCTGCAGAACGCCACCACCGATATCAACATCAGCATGGCCGCCGGCAGTGATCCGGCAGCGCAGCAGATGGCCCAGATTGAAGAGCGTTACCGCCGCGAAAAAGAGCTGATACAGGACAAGCTGACCGCCCTTGAGCAGGCCAACCTGACCGAAACCGCCATGTATCAGGCGCTGTCTGAAAACATCATCGCCATGGCTGCCAAGCGTGAGCAGGATATTGTCAACATCCAGCGCAGACAGAGCGAAGAGGGCTGGCAGGCAGTTGTTGGTGCTGCTCAAAAGGCATTCCCCAAGCTCACCGGCCTGGATAAAGCTGTCACTGCAGCCTTTAAGGATCACACCAAGTACCGGCTGGCAACCGAAGAGGAACGGGCCAAAGGCGCACAGAAGCTGGTTAAGGACGAAACGAAGTCCAATCTCTCCATGTACGGCGCATACGCCGGTGCAGCCGGGGCCATGTTTGAAGGGCTGGCAGC